GACGGACTCTGGCGGGTGGATTTGCGAGCGGTTATTCGGATAAAAAATTCGGTTGTGAGGAGAAATGAGAATTATAAGATATAGGAGCTCAATAACGAAGGATTAAAATCATGAGTTTCATCGATACAATCGTAGGAGACGGCATTGGTGGTCTGGTCAAATCGGTAACTGGTCTATTGGATAAGGTTGTAACGACGGATGAGGAACGTGGCCAGATCAAAGCCGAGATGCAGCGCATTGCCAATGAATCCCGGGAATCAATCCAGCAGACTTTGCGGACTGAATTGGCGGCCAAAGAACGCATCATAATCGCTGAAATGCAGCAGGGAGACAAATTTACGAAGCGCGCCAGACCGACCATCGTTTACGCCGGGTTATTCATGATCGCCGTAAATTATGTCATCGTTCCCATCATGCAGGTCATCATCGGTGCAAACATTGTCCGAATAGAATTACCTGCCGAATTCTGGATGGCTTGGGGTGGCGTAACGGGCATCTGGTCATTAGGGCGGTCGGCAGAACGCGTGAAAGGCACCTCGAAGATAATCAGCTTGATAACCGGATCCCAGGAAATCACTTCTATATTCGACAGATAATGGCCGTAAAAATCCCTTTCAAAGATTACCCGTCATTCGTAGAGCGGGTTGTCCTGGATGGTACTCCGTACCGATTGCGCTTCCGCTGGAATACGACGGGGCAATTCTGGACACTGCAGATCCTCACGGCTGCCGGTGTGGTTATTTTGGCGGGAATAAAAATTGTGCTGGATTATGAATTGATCCACGATTACGCTTGGATGGGCGGACCGCCGGGTGAGTTGTATGCAGTTGATCCAACGGGAGAATTAACTACGATTGGCCGGAATGATTTACCGAATGGTACAGTCTACTTGAAATACATTCCTGTGGCGGAAATATGAGCCTTTTTGATCGCGTCATATCGGTTGATATTGGCCCCGAAGGGGGGGAGGGAAAACACATCGAGGGGATACGAATTTCATTTAGGGTGGATAAGACCGCCACCAGAACGATCAATTCGGCCACGGTCGATCTGTACAATTTAGGCGAGAGTACCCGCGAGGAGATCAGTGGAACCCAGAATAAAATCATCGTCAATGCGGGTTACGCCGAAAGTGCTGGCTCAATGGAAATATTCCGGGGGGATGTGGACCGTTTTCAGCATATTATCAATCCCCCTGACCGTATTTCGCACATCGAAGCTGGGGATGGTGAAAAAGTCTTGCGACAGACCAGAATTGCTCTCTCATTTTCACCGGGAGCGTCTGCGACTGAAATATTAGAAGAAATCGCTTCGAAATTGCCCGGTATTTCAGCCGGTGAATTTACGATCACGACTGATAAGGAGTATGCCAACGGCTGGAGTTTTGTGGGCCTGGCTGCTGATGCCTTAGATAGAGTAGCTCAATCCCTGGATGCCTCCTGGTCGATCCAGAACAATGAAATTCAGATCGTGCCGCAGCTGGGCAACAATCAAACCGAAGCAATTCTATTATCGCCGGAGAGTGGTCTACTGGGATCACCAGAATACATTGAGGCAATCGAGAACAATTTAGACGGAGTTCAGCGTCCCTCAGGGTGGCGCTTACGGTGCCTTTTGCAGCCGCAAATCATACCCAGAGGGATTGTCTCGGTGCAGAGCGAAGAAGTGAATGGAAATTATACCGTTGAAACGGTGCTGCACCGTGGCGACACGCACGGCTACGAATGGAATTCGATTGTTGAAGTCTTCGAAGAGCAATAATCATGGGTCTTGATTTTCCAGAAATATTCAAATCAGCATTCGACTCGTACATCGCCGGATCAATCCATACTGCTTTGCCCGGCCAGGTTGAGACGTATGATTATCAATTGCAAAAGGCCAGCGTAAAGCCGTTGCTCAAAAAGCATTATTTGGATGGTGAAGAACTATCCTTGCCGGTTATAGTCAACGTGCCGGTTATTTTCCCCCGCAGTGGTGGAGCCAGCTTAACTTTCCCGGTGAATAAAGGGGATTATGTGCTCATCATTTTTATAGAGCGCGCTCTGGAAAATTGGCTGTCTTTAGGTGGTGAGGTGGCGCCGGGTGACCGGCGCAAATTTGATCTCTCGGATGCTATAGCAATACCGGGGCTTTACCCTTTCACGGATGTCGGGCCAGCGGAAAACAATGCAGATGTGCTGCTGAAGTTTAACGCCGCTAAGTTCCGGATAGACTCTACCGGGAAATTCGCCTTGGGGAATGCATCCGCAGAGCTGCTTGACCTTCTAGATCAACTATTAGCCGCCTTGATTTCCAGTGTGACAGCCACGGCGATAGGTCCTCAGCAGCTCTCGGTTTCAATTGATGGAACCCTGAGCCAGATACAATCGAAATTGGATCAGATTAAGGGATCAATCTAATGCTCAATGCTGAATCGCTTTCTGCTGCGATCAAGCAGAATTTACTCAATGCACCCGGCAGCGTGGCCAACGAAGATGACGGCCAGTTACAGATCACCTGTGATGCAATCGCTCAGGCTATTGTTGATCATTTTACAGCCAGCGCCATCGTAACTATACCTGCTGCTCAATTCTCGTTTCAAACTGGCCCCACGCCTTCACCTATTCAAACCGGGACGATCTCATAATGGCGGACATAAACGACTTGAAAATCGATTTAGATACAAGCGATTTAGTTCTAGAGAATTACGATCTTGCCCTGGTCGATGGAAATGAGCGCGTCCGTCAGCAAATGCATATCCATCTTTTAACCTTTCAGGGTGAATGGTACCTGAATACGAATTTCGGCGTTCCTTATTTTGAAAATGTATTGGGTAAACAGATTGATCGGGCATTGATCGAAAGCGTGATCAAAGCAGAAATTATGAAGGTCGCGGACGTCCTGGAAATCACCAGTTTTGAGATGGAAATCGATGCATCTGTCCGGTCATTAACCGTCGAATTTTCAGTTATGACTACTTTTGGGGTTTTGGATACTACAGAGCTTCTCAGTGTTTCACCCTTGACTATACCGGCAACGACCTTTAATCCCAGCGAGGATTAGACATGTCAGGATTATCCGATAACGGTTTTAGCCGCAAGCTTCAGACCGAGATTATATCCGATCTGCAGAAACTATTTCAGAAGGCATACGGGACCATCAATTTAGATGGTGATAGCATATTCGGTCTATTGATCGGTGTGATATCTCAAGGCATAATCGAGAGTTGGGAAGAGCTGGAAAATACCTATTATGCTATGTATCCGGCCAGCGCAGAAGGGTTCAGCTTAGATAATGTCTGTGCCCTATCAGGGATAACCCGCTTGCAGGCTACCAGCACAATTGTTCTAGTTGCGATTTGGGGAACTTCGGGAACGGCTGTATCGACCGGATTCAAGGGTTCGGTAGAAGATACCGGAGAGGTATTTCAGTTAACCGAAAATATAACTCTAGGGCAGAGTGCGGCGGCCGGCGCGACAATCAAAGTTATCGCATCGATACAAGGTGATACCTATACACTGACGATCAACGGAAATAATTATCAATACGACAATGCTGGTGGTGATCCGGTTGAGACGATTGCTTCAGCACTGGCTGCATCGGTTGATTCCGGAGAATCCAACGTCACGGCCACCGCTGACGGCGCCGATATTCATATGGTTTCCACGGATGGGGAAACTGCATTCAGCATAGGTGCCCTATCCGAATCTCATTTTAGCTTGGAGGAAATTGCCTCATTTGGGAATTTTGCGGCAGTCAATACAGGACCTGTTCTAGCGTTGGCTGAGACATTAACGCAAATCGAAACGCCCGTATCCGGCGTCGACTCGATTATCAATTACATTGACGGTATTATCGGTCGCAATACCGAGACGGACGTAGAACTTCGAATCCGCCGTGCCGAATCAATCGCTCTCGTAGGATCGGGAACTATTGATTCAATTCGAGCTCACCTGCTTCAGGACGTCGCAAATGTTATAGCCGTTATGATCGAAGAGAACCGGACTGATACACCTATTGGAGATCTACCAGCACACGCATTTGAATGCATAGTTCAAGGGGGAGCCGATCAGGATATTGCCGAGAAGATTTGGGAGTTGAAACCGGCGGGGATTGAAACGCATGGTGATGAATCTGTATTTGTCGTCGATTCTCAGGGTACCGATCAAGAGGTGAAATTTTCGCGGCCTAATGAAATTCTGGTCTGGATAGACGTTCAGATGACGGAAAATACCGAAGAGGAATTCCCTGAAAATGGTGAGGACGCGGTCCGGGCTGCTATTCTGGAGGCCGCCGAAGGGATTTCTGTCGGCGATGATGTCATAATTCAGAAATTCTTCTCTGCAATCTATTCCATCAGCGGTATTGCCACAGCAACTATCACCTGGGAGACAGGTGTAGGACCGTTCACGCCGCCCCATGGCAATACCGGGAATATAACGATAGCGAATAATGAAATTGCGCTATTTGACTTATCCAGAATCACTGTGACAATGAATTGAGGTGTGAATGCTCTACGGATGGTACACACTTGATGGTCTAAACGATTATTTCTTCCGGGATAATGACGGCACATTCAACGTTGATGATCACGATTTTATGATCGAATGCTGGATAAAGTCTAATTCAGCTCCGAGTAATTATGGATTAGTTGTTAAGCGGGGCGGAACAGGAGATTATGGATTTGAATTTCACACTCTAGCTGCGGACAGTCTCTCGTTTTTCTTGAGATCAAATAATGGAGCATCGCCAATCTTCAATCAAAATTTGGGTTTGTCCGATCTATTTGACGGTGAATGGCATCACGTCGTCATAACTTTCGACCGTGATGGAAATGCGGTGGGATATAAAGACGGAATAGCTGGATCGACACCCCGTGATATTTCTTCGCATGATGATTCGATAAATAGTACGGCTGATCTATTCGTTGGTCAGCGCTATAACGATGCTCAGCGATTTCCCGGTGATATCAGCTCACTCCGCATCTACGATTTCGGGATAAACGGACTGCCAGACAATATCGAGAGCTTAATCAAGGCCCAGGCAGATAATGCTGGATATATTCATGATCAATTAAAATCTTATTTGATCGACGGTTGGGATTGGCATGAAAATCCCTCTCTGATCGGCCTAAATCAGAATCTGTTGATAGCTCAGGGATCGCCTCAATATTGGGGTGGGAAATTGGCGGCCGAGATAATAGCTCTCCTGACCTATCAATTTCGAAATTCAGAGAACTTCCAAAAATTGATTGCTGCTCTATGCAGTGAATTGCAGGATCTCAAAAACGAAATCAATAACGTTTACAAGCTGCGTTCCATTAACCTGGCCTTCGGAGAGCAGTTAGATGGTATAGGGGAAATCGTTGGCGAATCACGCAATGGCCGTGACGACGACGATTACCGTGAGGCTCTGTATTTCCGCATCTTAGTTAACGCATCAAAAGGCCTACCCGAAAATGTCATTGATGCCTGCTTGATCCTTATGAAGGGTAGTTGGGTTACTTATCTGGAAAATCCCCCGGCCAAGATAGAATTGATTACCGATGGGCAATATATTCCTTCGAATCTCTTCGAAATTTTACGGTCCGTTGCACCGATCGGCGTGGACATCGAAACGATTATTTCAACGTTCGGAGCTTCGCCGATGTTTTATTGGCAAACCGAATATGGAGTGCAGAAAGGCGATGGTTTTTCTGAAATGAATTCTGATACCGGTCAA